CGAAGATACCGTGCTGTTGGCAAAGGCGTTCAATGTTGCTGTCAGCAAAGTAATGAGAACCAAGTTGAGTGACTTGCAAGACAAGTGTGATGAACTTGGCATTAAATTCGATGCTGGCGATACAAGGGCAACCTTATTCAGTAAGATAGTCTGTAATCTCAAAGAGTGTAAGTAAGGGGGTGGAGTCCATGACGGACAAAAAACCTCTCGCTGTGTTCCGAATTGTGGCGCGAGAGTTTGCAGAACTAGATGATGCTACCGTAGAAGGGTGGATTGAGTTCACCGAACCGATGGTCAGCAGAAAACAGTTCCGCAAACTCTGGACACAGGCACTTGCATTACTCACGGCACACCGAATGAAGCTGGCTGGTTACGGAAGTGAACCAGATGGCGAGGACGCATTATCTGAAATCAGCAACCTGAGTATCGGTAGCCTTATGCGTATAACGAATGTATCTGAGGGTGACACATCTGTTGGGTTCAATACATCACCACAGTTCACGGACAGCGAATCCGAATACGGACTGACCATGTACGGAATCCAATATTTACGTCTACGCAGAATGTGTATCGTTCCCATACAAATATCGTAGGGGGATTGTTATGGGAGTTGTAAAGGACGTAGTAACCTCTGATGGCAAAAAGCTGTTCAAGGCTCTTGAAGAACTGGCAAAACTTGAAGTACGTGTTGGGTTTCAGAAAGGCGAAGCAACAGCCGATAACGGAACGGACATAGCGGATATAGCAATGTGGAACGAAGTCGGAACTGTCCATATACCGCCGCGTCCGTTCATGCGTAATTCTGTTGATTCCAACGAAGGCGTAATCAAGGGTAACTGCTTAAAGGTTGCAGAAGCTGTTGTGAATGGAATGAGTGCCGAACAAGCATTAGACATACTCGGCAATATGCAGAAGGGCTTGATACAAGACTCGATAGAAAGCGGGGGTTATACTCCCAACGCTCCATCGACCATCAGAAAGAAAGGTTCAAGCACTCCGTTGATAGACACTGGCTTAATGCGTCAGTCTGTAAATTATGTCGTTCAGCCGAAAGGTCAAGGTGATTAAAGTGGCTATTGGATTATTCAAGAAGTCTTATACCGTCAGAAAGTACGGACAGCAAACCATTGTTGATGGATATGCGTCTGCTCCTTATGACGATGTTACCTTGAAGCTTGATGTACAGCAGCTAAGTCCTGACGACCTGTTGGCTCTGCCAGATGGCGAACGGACAGTTAAGCGCATCAAATCTTACGGTGGGGGCAAGCTGACCGCATCAGATGAATTTGAAAAAGTGCGTGGAGATATGCTGTTCTACCGAGGACAGTGGTATGAATGTACTGCTTCGTTTCTGCGAGAGAACACATTGCTAAAGCATTACACTTCACAATTTGTTTTAGCACCTCACGCACAACAGCCGAAACCGCCATAGGAGGAATGAACATGACACAAAGAGAAGTTAAAGCGTCATTGCTTGAACTTGCAGAAATGTACTTCAAACCTCCCGCAACGGTGGTATGGGGGCAGACGAAACAGGTACACGCTACAAGCCCCTTAATCGTCCTGACAACAGGCGCAACGACACGGCACTACCAACCTATCTCCATTGTAAAAAACGGTGTTCCTATCGACTGTTACGAAACTACAGTACGTGTACAGGTTGACCTATACACAAAAGGGCTGTCACGTACAGCCGATGGTATTGAGGGCGCAAACGAGAACACTGCTGTCAACGATATGATGGAGTTTTTGAGTTTCATAAACTCTGCGTTGGTTGGTGAACATTTGTTTGATGTTGGGATAACGATAGTCACAGATGCGGTCAATGATTATTCGGAAATCATCAACGACTCTGCGTGGGAGTATCGCGCCATGACTGAACTGACGGTAAAGTATGCAGAAACGTCTGTTGGTTACAGCGCAACAATGTACGATGATGGCATTCCGTTCTACAGTAACGGAAAGCCTATGTACGATGAAGAAGGCTATGGACTTGATAAGGATGGTAACAGGACAGATTTCCGATTACCTCTTGATGAAAGTGGAAAGCCTATATATCCGAAAGTAGAGCAAACATCGTCAGGTGGACGCTCACAAGACCTTGCTGACAGCACTGCGGGCTGGTTTGACGAGGTACAAATAATAATGGAGGAATAACATGAACGATTTGAAAAATATCGTTGACATTAGTATTGATATTCAAAATCCATCACCGCCTGTCGGCTTTGGTGAATGTTTGCTCATAGTTGGCTTGCCGCCTGTTATAGACCCCGCCAAGCCAATTTCGGCAGTTGGTGAATATCAATCTTACAAAAGAGTATTGGACGTTGGATTTGCAGCCGACGACCCTGTAGCCATCGCTGCACGGATTGCATTTATGCAATCTCCAAAGCCACGCTCATTATTTATTGCTGTTCGCCAAGAGGGTGCATCCGTTGCACTTGAACCGATAAAAGACACCCTTGACCGAGCAAATGATGTTGGGGGCTGGTATGCTGTATGTCCTGCCGGTATTGGGGTCGAGGATTTCGATGATATCGCTAAGTGGACAGAGCAACAAGAAAAAATATTCGCGTATACATATCTCTCAAAGGACGACCCTTTAACTGCAACATATAACAGAGCGATTGGGTGGTGCGGATTGCTGCGTGATGATAGTGACCAAAACCAACTTCCCGAGGAATGTAGTTATGCTCACGTAGCAGCAGTAGCTAAATGCTTATCTTTTGTTGCCGGGTCAGAATCGTGGGCGTATAAGGCTGTTAATGGGATGCCGCCGTTCGCGCTGAGTAGCGAACTGCGAAACGGTATAGCAGAAGCCAAAAGCAATGCGTTTATCAATGTATCAAGCAAAAACTACACAGTAAATGGTATGACGCGAATTGGTGAGTGGATAGACGTTATCAGAGGGCGCGATTGGCTCACGACAGAAATCAGGCAACGTATATTTAGCCTGATGGCTAAAGAGCCGAAAATCGCATTTCTCGACGGTGGGCTTGTAAAAATTCAAAACGAACTTACTGCTTGCTTAAAGGCGGCGCAAGAACGTAGCATCATAGAGCTTGATACATTTGACGATGATGATAATGAAGTGCCCGGCTTTGTGATAAACATACCTCGTATGGCTGATATCACTCCACACCAAAGAGCGTCACGCAAACTTTCAGGCTGTACATTTACAGCAAAACTCGCGGGTGCAATCCATGCCGTTGAAGTACACGGCACTCTAACATACTAAGGAGGGGTAAAAATGTTTAAGACTTATGACCCTAAGAAAGTGTTAATCGCATTAGGCTCACATCAGGTAACAGGATATGGCGAAGGCACGTTTGTCAGCATCGAACCTAACGGTGATGGCGTGTCCTCAAAGACAGGCTGTGATGGTGAAAAGGTACGTGCGCTTGACCCTGACGATAGCGTAACGATAACGCTTACGCTGTTGCAAAACTCTCCTACAATCGGTTGGGCGCAGACGCGCTATGAAATGGACAAGTCAACAGGCGAAGGGTTCTTCCCTGTTCTTATTCAAGACCTTAAAGGTGGCTTGATATGCAGTGCAAGTCACGCTTGGATTGTCAACTCTCCGAACCGCGAGTTTGGCAAAGAGACTTCCGAACGTGAACTGAAAATCGAAACTGGCAGAGCCACAATGAAAGGGGAGTAATTTAGGTGCGGAGGATGGAAATTAAAAAGGAACGCACGATTGATGGCAACACGTTCTTCATTCGTGCGTTTCCTGCTTTTGCAGCATCAAACCTTAGTGGTGAACTAATGGCACTACTGACACCTGTACTCGGTGCGATTGTACCGCTTGTAGGTGGCAAATCCGAAGATGAAAGTATATTCGATATGGACGCAGAAAAAGCTGCTCCGCTATTAGCGCAAGGATTATCTGGCATTGATGGCGACACAGTAGAACGTATGCTCAAGAAACTACTCATAAAACACCAGAACATATCAGTTCAGCTTGAAGGTGAAAGCGATGCTGTCCTGCTCACAGAGGACTTGGCAAACGATGTGTTCTGTGGTGAAGCGCATGAATTGTTCATACTTGCGTTCGATGTTATACAGGCAAACTTCTCGGGTTTTTTCAAGAAAGTCGCCGGAGCATTTGGACACCTTCCAAAAGACCTCCCGGCGATAGCACAGATTTTTCAAACTACGGAACATTAGATGTATCGCAGTTCTCGGAACTAGAGTTACGAATGTGGTTGCTTATCGGCATGGGGCTTGCGTCAAAGTTTGAGTTGGAAGAATACTACGACTTGGACGAAGCACTCAAGCTATTCGCTTTATGGCGTATGCGGAGCGATATTGAAGCGTTCCACGCAGACGAACTCAAAAACAAAATAAAGAAGTAAGGGGTGGCAGTGTTGACTATACGAGATATAGTTGTCAGTCTTGGCTTTGAGATTGATGAATCAGCCGAAAACAAAGTAAACAATTCTGTTGATAACATTAAGAAAACTGCCACCGATGCCCTCGACTCCATCAAGGTAGGGTTTGAAACAGATAAAGGTTCGGAATCAACAGCACTTCAAAGTGTTGAAACTATAAAGACCGAAGCCGAAAAGATTAAACAAAACGAAGTCGGCTATAAGGTAAATCCCGCATCAGAAAAAGCGGCAATGAACAGCGTCAAGAAAGTACGCAGATTTGCTACGAGAATGTTGGGTGCAATCGGTATTGGGCTTGGCATGATGAAGCTGATGCGAGAAGTCGGCAAGGCAGAGAATATCGCAAAAGCAGTTAAGGATGTAAAAGCTGAATGGTCTGGTTGGCTTAAAGATTTAGATAAAACATATGGTGTCACTCGTAAGATTGGTGAAGCAATCCGAAAGCTGTCAGGGATTGCTTTGAAGTTTACGAAATCTGCTCAGAATGGCTTTGAAAAGCTGGCATCCAAAATGGGCGGCATGGAAAAGATGATGAAGCTGCTCGGCATTGCCGCAGGAGCGATATTCCTTGCTCTTAACATCACGAAGATATTAGGGTTTATGAAAGCCTTATTATCTGGCATTGCGAAAATAGGATTTAAGCTATTGCCTATAATCCTATTGATTACATTGATTGCTCTTATCATAGAGGACTTGTATCACTTTATGAAAGGCAACGATTCCCTTATCGGACAGCTATTGGACGAACAGCAAGCAGAAGCATTGCGCGACACAATCAACGGAGTTGTTGATGCGTTCAAAGGACTACTTCCGTGGCTCATTGAAATTGGCAAAGTGGTCGGAGGTATGTTGCTTGACGCATTAGTGTTTATTCTCCCCATTATAGCAGAACTCATAGCAACTGTACTTCCTGTGGTCATATCAATGATACAGGAACTCGCCCCTATATTAAAGAAGGTAGCGCAAAACGTACTCACGAAACTTGTTGAAGTAATCAAGAAGCTGATGCCGCTTATTACGCGAATCGTCACAGAAATATTACCACCTATCCTTGAAGTTGTAGGAGAGATAATTGTTGTCTTACTGGAAGTCGCTGCGGATATTTTACCTGCACTCGTAGATATGGTAAGCGACTTGCTGCCTATGATTATAGAGTTTGTGCAATCGTTGTTACCTGTACTTGTAGGGCTGATACAGCAGCTACTCCCAATAGCAATACAAATCGTCAAGCAGATACTTCCTGTTTTAATCGGCTTGATTGAAGCGATAATACCGTTAATCATGGATATCATAACAGCAATTCTGCCGATACTGATAGAGCTGATTGGGATGATTGCTCCGATTGTCGAAGCGATACTTCCTGTAGTTATGGTTGTCATGGAATTTGTTGTGGCGGCGATAGATATGCTCCTACCACTCATTATGATGATTCTTGAAGTCATTATGATTGTGATAAACGCAATCATGCCGTTGGTAGAACCTGTGATACAGATGATAATGGTGGCGGTAGACTTCTTGGTTAAGCACATAGGAACACTCATAGAAGGTATCGTTAAAGTCGTCAAAGCTGTCATTGATATAGTGTCGGGAATATTCCAAGCTGGTATAGCACTGTTCAAAGGCGATTGGGAAGGCTTTGCAACTGCCATCGGAAAAATATGGAACGGCATTAAGGACGCTATCTCCGCAGTATGGGATTCTATCACAGGCATATTCAGAAATGCTGTTGACGCTGTGTTGAAACTTGTCCAACCGATAGCTGACTTCTTTTCGGGTATCGGTAGTGCAATATCAGGGCTGTTCGGTGGTGGTAAATCGAAAGCACCGCCCGGATTTGCCAAAGGCACGAACAGTACACCAGATACGTTTGTCGCTGGTGAAGATGGCGCTGAGTTAATCACAGGCGCGAGAGGTCGCAAAGTGTTTACCGCAGCCGAAACAGGCAATATTTTCG